TCCTTTTGAGCTATTGTTGCAGGTGTGTCTTGTTGTGGTGCTTGTGCTGATTTAGAGGTCTCTGCAACTTTCTCTATATGACTAACTTGTGATTCAACAGCAATATCAGCAAGCCTACGAGCATCTTCGTATTGAGATTCAGTCATTTCAGGTACTGGTTGTCCTGAACTCATATCTACTTTAATCATATAATCAGTAGATATCCCTGGATGTTGTTCTTTAAATTGACTTTCTGTTTCTGCAAAGAAAAATCTTCCAGAGTTTGTTAAAACCTGTGCCGCATTCATATTATTTTTATCTCCAGGCGCTCCAATCATAGCATCTAACTGCGTAGATTTCCACATGTTATATGTTATTTTTTGTCCACTTTCATCTGTACCAAAGTCTCCAAGGTTTCTAAAGTCTTCTGTACTTATTTGTCTTCCACCACCTGTAAGTCTTTTATACTCATCTCCATCCAGTGTTATCTGTATAATGTCTGCTATTTGAGCAGTTTGAGCAGTTGCTAAATCATCAACATCAATCCTGTCTTGTTGATACTTCATGAAATTTACTATCTGGTTAGGATTTTGATAGTCTTGTTTTCTGGTTTCATAATCAGGCATTACATCATATAAACCTGTTTTTTCATTTTTACCCATCGTTACTAACTGCATTTTACCGTTAGTAGGGTTAGACCATAATTTTTTATTTTTTAAATTACCTAAAGCTTCAACAGATAAGTTTGTAAATATTTCCAGCTCAGAAGCTGTTGCACCTCCGTCTTTTGCAGCTTGAAGTCTTTCCCTCGCTTCAACAGCCCAATCATCCCAACCTTTTACAGCTGTGCTTAAACTTGCGTATCCATTTTTTTGCTGCTGCATAAACAACATATTATCCTGGACACTTGATAGCCCACGCTTCATTAAGTTGTTTTGTGTTTGTATTTCTTTTATAGACATTGCAGAAGCATTTATTAATAATGATGCTGCATCTTGAGTTCCTGTTTCTGGAACTTTACTAAGCTGTTCTATAGCATCTTGAGTAGACTTTTCAATGGCTGCTTTACGCGTTTCTCTGTCAGCTTGTATAAGATTAAGTCCAGTAACAAGGTCTTTTTGAACCTTGTTGTAATCTACCTGAGTACTATCTACACTTCTTTGAGCATAGATTGAATATTTATTTGCACCTGATGGTCTTGAAGTATCTTCTGCCATATTTGTTAGTTTAGATATTGAAGGAATGCATTCATGTCAAAATTAGCTCTACCTTTTCTATTTATTTGATCTTTTGAATAATTTTGAGTAATAGCATTTAAAATCTCAGATCTTCCTCTTGGAACAGAAGTTGTAGGAGCAAACAATGATGCTTTTTTAGGATCTCCTAAAGCAGTTAATCTATCAAATTCAGCTTTATTAGCATTAGGGTTTACCGCAGTTTTATTCATAATGTCTGTATTTCCAGAAGCCATAACTTGATCGGCTAATTTATTAGCACGATTATCCATAGCTGACTTAGGGAATAAGGGTATAGCTGCCGCAGCTCCTTGTACCGCACTACCAACTGACGCAACACCTTGTTGCATTGCCGCAGCTCTGGCTTCATCTGCATCTCTTGCGATTTGTTGTTGATCAGCTGCAGCTCCCACTTTCATGTCTTTTAAGTCTTGATTAATATCAGACTGTTCTTGAACTTGCATTTTTTCTAACTCAAACATTTCTTTACCCATTCCAATTCGAGTGTTTTCATTAGCCTCTGTTGCTGCCGCTCCAACTCTACCAATTCCAGCGGCTAAGTTACGACTGTCCCCCTCTTGTAAAGCTTGAATTCCTTGTTGTTGAACTTGTAAGTTTTGCTCATATTCTTTCCCATAAGCATCTAAAGGAACATTTAGTTTTTGAAAAAACTCAACCTCAGCTTTACGCTCTGCTTCCTTCATTAACTTTTTACTTGCAGCTTGAGCTTTTTCACCTTGTCTTTTTGCTTTTGCAGCTTGGGAAAAACTCATTCCTGCTGATGTTGCACTTACTAATACTCCTGTCGCTGCTATTGCTGTTGCTGCTGCCATATTATATTTTTTTTATTATTTCATGAGACACTTTTGTATCTACATGGTAACCTAATTTTTTATGCGTTTCTATTAAGTGTTTGTTTCTTCCTATACTAAATATATATTTTTTACCATTTGCTTTTATATATTCTTCACATGTAAGAATTAAAAACTCTATTGCATCTTGCCTGTCTTGATCTCTGTATGATGGGTTAGATACAATCCACTCTAATAAAACCCCTTCAGAATTAGTAAAATACATAAAACCTGCGACAATTGGTGTGTTGTTTTTTTCTACCATAAAACCACCTTTACCGTTGTCTGGTAAAAAATCTTTGGGTGGGGTTTGCCAATCTGGCCATGTATCCCACCAAGAAACTAATGTATCCCAATCCTCGCTTTCAAGTCTTCGTATGTCTAATTCCATTAAATATGATTTAGAAACAAAGATAGTAAATTTCTATGGAAAACTTTTCATCACACTACTACCGACAGAAAACAGCTCTACAGGATCTGTTGAGTCATTTTCAAGTTTAAATTCTAAGTAATACCCTCGTGCGCCATGAGACTCAGCAACTGCATTTTTAATAAACATAATAAACTGACCAACTGTTGGTGTAGAACCGCCTGGCACTGTTGTGTCTACAGTAATGCTTGTACTTGTTTTAAATGTAACTTGACCTACAAAAATTGGATCTGTAGTAGCTACACCAGCCACTAAGGTTGCTGCATATACATTATCTCCAATATTTAATATAGATCCAATAGCTCCTGCGAACTCAATCAACATATTACCTGCCGCTCCACTAACTGCTGTACATACACCTATTCCATTTGCTGATCTCATTTGCCAGTTTACAGTACCTGCATTAGTTCTTATAAAACTAAACCACTCTCCTTCTTTTTGCTCAAAATAAGTGTCAAGCATTGAGCCTGGACTACCATCTGTTAAATCAGTTAAAAGTGATGTACATTCCCATCTTGCCTCATTAGTGTCAGCTACAGTTGTTGTGGCTTCATATGAAAGAGTTTTAAAAAGTTTAATACTTAGTGTTGGTTCAGGGCTAAAAACACTTGTAATAGTTGAATTAGCAAACTGTCCATAATATGTATTACGATTAGCCCCTGTGTTATGCCTCCATACATTACCTCCTTTAAATGAATAGAAAAAACTATTCATACCTATCATAAAGTCAGGGTAAAAAGAGTAAAAAGAAGGCCATCCTTTTGAGCTTTCGCTAAAGGTTAAGGTATAATTTGATGTACATTTTGTTGCCATATTATATATTTTTAAGTAGGATTACAAGGTCCTGAAGACACAACGACTCCATTTCTAATTCCTAAAGCAGTTGTTCCGCTTGGCCCAGGATTTCCTATTATAACGTATTGAAGTGTGTTTGTATCGTTTAAATACGCTGATCCATCAGAGGCTGTAAAAACAAAATTACCTATCTCTGGTAACACATTAGTGTCAACAGTAAAAGGTGGGGCTGTACCTGTTGCATTTCGTGCAAAATAATAAGTTGTATTCGGAGTAAAACAACCAGGTCCTCCTTGAAGGGGTGAGCCTGTAAAACTTGGAAGATCTGCTGGACAATCTACCTCCCATCTAAAAAGCGTGCCACATAAAGGCGCACTAATTAAAACATTAATAGATGTTGGAGTCGCCGCTGTTTTGGGGACAACTAAAGTAAAAACTTGACTACCAGTTGGATTACAGCCTACTTGAGACGATACTGCAGTAACAGTTTGAAATGTTCCTTGAGCCACATATGTTGCTGGACTTCCACTCAAAGTATATTCCTGTGGTTGATCACTGTCCGCACATGCGCCGCTGGGTGTGTTATTAAAAGGTGACTGAGCAAGTAATTGAGGAACTTGAGTGTCGCTTCCCACATACGTAGGCAATCCTGTCCCCTGGTTAAACCTACCTGCATAGTCCACTTGTACACCAGCTCCATCTACAATAGTAGTGGTGTCATGGTTTCCTTGACAAGTTAACCTATTGTAATGCGTTCCATTGTATGTTACATCTACGCCATCTGGGATTGAAGATCCCATATAAAAATACATAACAGTAGCCCCTGTATCGTTCGCTAAATCTACTGTAGCTGTAAATAAACCATTATCCGAAAAAGCTGCAGATATTCCTGAGCCACAGGGTACTAAACATGTGCCACATGGTTGTGCGTTTAGTAAAGATCCATTTAATTGTTGTCTTATAATTCCTCCTTGAGAATAATATCCATCTGGAGCAAGTGTAGTTAAGCCTGAGTCTGTAAATAGAGCTGAAGCTTGAGAAAAATTTAATCCATCAAAACAATATGTTCCTAATGTTGCCATTTATTTAATTATTTATGGGCATGTAGTTACCGCAGTAACTAAGCCAAATTCATTTACTGTTATATAATCTGTTGCACTTATTTTATAAAGACCTTGAGTTAATTGAGATCCTACTTCACCGTCAGAAGAAGAGTAAACAAAATCTTCGTATTCAGGTAGTGCGTTACTTCCTGAGTGATAGTATGTTATATTTAAAGGTTGACCACATACATCTGGCTCTGATTGAAATACAGAACTACTTTGATATGATGTAAAAGTAAAAGAACAATCACAACACGCAGCAGAGGCTGAACTTGCATCGTAACAAAATTCTTGACAACTTGTTAATCTATAATCATATATTAAATATAAATACTGATTGTTAGTAGGTAGTGATAAATTTGTTATAGTTGCTTGATAAAGACCAGCTGAGGGGTTTGAAACACTACTGTTTGGTATAGTTGTAGCTGCCGCAAGTAAAGACGCTGTATCAGCTTGATTATTACCATAAAGAGTATTACTTGATAAATACTTAAAATTATCGTCAGGATAACCCCAATCATAATCATCAAAATTAATTTTATTTGATCTAATTGTTAAATCAATTCCATTATATGGAAAAACACCTAATGATCTTACCCCTGTTTGAGCATCATAACTTGAAGGCACTAAATTACTTGAACCAAATTCAACTAAATCTGAATCTACTGGACTAATATTAGCAGTGTCTTCCCAAAAATACTCAGCATGAATAAATTTACCACTTTGTTCTGGTGAGTTCATTACTACTTTTACTACAGTAATATTTAATGGTTCAATACATGCGGCTGTCACAACAAACGAAGCGTCTGTAATTGCAGTAAATGTTACAGTTGCGTTTGTGGGGCTATTTAAAGTTTTATTAAAACTAAATGTGCCTGAACCAGTTAGGGTAGAGCTTGTGGTTGTAACACCATTCCATAATACAGAAATAGTTATTGATCCAGCTGTAATGTTATAATTAAAATTAGCAGTTCCAATTAAAGATCCATAATTTATAACAGATACAATAGCGTTATTAGAACCAACTTGTAATCCGTTTCTTTGTAGCTTATATCCGCATTGAGATATTTCTGGAGGAAGTGGTATAGTTTTGCAATTCATACCTAAAACATATTCATCCATATAAGGATCAAACGCTCCTAATTTTTGTGTTTGAATAGACTCATAAAATTCATCTCTAAACCATGAACGCATTCCAAAAGATGAAATAACCTCTAATGAATCATTATTTTTTGAAGTACCTCTCAATCTAATAACAGCACCTCTTTTTACATCGGTAAAAAACATATCATATCCATGAGCAACAAAACTTTCTGGATTATAACTAATACCATACTCTTCTATACGAGCAATCTGTGTTCCTAATATTTCAGGAACAGACGCAATAACTCCACCGCCAGTACTATCACTAATTAAATTTTTAGATGATAATACATAGGTAATTCTGTCTTCTTGTAAAACTAAAATATCTGTTTCTCTTGGATGCATTTTTTGTATTGGACCAAAAGATGTTTCACAATCTTTAAAATTTATTAATCCTAAATTAAATTCATTTAGGTTATTAACACCACTGTTACTACTAAATACACCACTATAAGTAATACCCTCAAATCTGTCGGCTTCTTTATAGTCTTGATTAGAAACAGCTAATGTTCTTTGACCTAATTGAAATGGTCTCCCTACTAATCTATCTTTTATTTTAAAACTTTCTACGCCATTACCAAAGGAAAAGCAATCTCTAAAATTTAAGTTAACTACAGCATCTTGTGTTGCAGTTTGATCTTGATCGTTCATTTCCGTATTGTTTCCAGATAAATGAAACCCATCAGGTTGTGATATCTCAAAAGATTGAGATGCGTCATAATACAACTCTGCATTAGCATCAGCTGGTTCTGTTTCAAACACACATAATGTGTTTGCTCTAAATACCACTAATTCAACATCTAAATCTGAAGTCCTGTCGCTTTGAGGCCAAGGTCTATTACATCCTTTTACTCCAGAAGAAACTCCTAAATATAACGGATCATTAATGCCTTGAGCATTATCTTGTATCCATTGAAAAGTTACATCCCAAGTTGTACACGCTACGTTATCAGCTACACCACTTGTAGGGCCACCAGCTGATGGAGCTACTAAGGTTGAATTAAATATAGCATCTGTCGAATCAGCCAAGTCCCCTGGTTGCGCAAGATTTGGGTTTATATTGTCTCCAATCCACCACCTTCTCATGTCTGTATAATCTCTACTTGCAACATATTCTTGCTCCCACTCCCATCTTATTTCTTGACAGCTATTTCCATTAAAAGTGTCATTACGAAACATAACCACCTTTATTCTTATTACAGAACCCCCTGGAACTGTATAATTAGTTGTTACATTACTATCAGGATCTGTTGTAAAACAAGGATAGCCTATTTTTCTTCTATCTGTACACCCCCTTGCAGTCGATCGTCTTCTTAAATTTCCAAATTCTATTAAAGAGTCATCAGGTATAACAATATCAAAATTTTGATTTTTAATTTGCATATACAAACCCTTTAACTGGTTTGAGTCTTCACCTAATTCATTATCATCATTTAAAAAATTTGTTGGCTCGGCACTTACTTCTAAAACTTCACAAGTTTCAACTCTACTTAAAGGACCACTAACATCTGCTTTTACGACTAATAAATCTCCTTTACCCACTTTATTTGCATTATCACCTTCAAGTCTAAAAAACACCATGTTATCACTTGGTCTAATATAATAAAAGTTAGAAAATATAGTTTCATATCCTGCCTTACTTGGCTTAACTACAAACTTATATCTTTCTGCCCAATATGGCGCTCTGGAAGACACCGCTACCTGTATAGTATTTGCGGTTACACTATTACCAGGCTCTATATACACAGTATTGTATGGAGAGACTAAAACAGTAGAAGATCTTCCGTATTCATCACTGTATACAATGCCTGTTTCAAAATCTCGGTCACTGTGTAAACTACCAGTATCTAAGTCTGTAGTAAAAGCTCCTTGTACAGATATAAATCTAAAGTATTCGTATAAAGTAGTTACAACTGGAGCATTTGGATCAGTGGTGTCTGTGGTTTGAAAAGCCATTGCAATAGCTTGTATATCACACGTGTTTGATCCTGGAGAAAAATTTGAAAGTCTAAACCCTTGTTGAATTGTTGCGTCTGTAATACCGCTGTTAAATTTTGTAAAAGGGAAATTACCTGCACCTGGGGATGATAGTTCATTATTAAAGAAATCTGTTAATGAGTTTCCTTGATCTGCTGTAGCAAGAGGTTCGAAGTTTGTATTAAGAATCGTACCAATACGTTCAGCAAATAAAGGACTATTAAAAAAATCATAAGGGCTTGAGTAATCTTGATCTAATGTAATGTTTATAGATATGGTAAACGGTTGATTTTGAAAAGCTATATTAGCGGTTGCTTCAGCGCTGTTGGATGGAAAAAAAACTCTTTTATCACTATCGAAGTTAAAAGTTAATCCAAATAATGCATTTTTCTTTAATTTATCCGCAATAGGCTCTAAATTTATTGTGACTTTTGAGTTAAGAATTGTTTCGCTTGCCCCTGGATTGGGATCTATAGTGTATGGTATTCCACTGTTTAAAAGACCTAAAGGAAGCTCTGAAAAACCAAGAAGAGTGTTAACAACACTTGTGTTAAAATCAATAGCAATTTTACTTCCATTTTCATCTGGTCTTGTTATATTGTATCCATCTACATAATTACCATACATCAATCTATTACCCTGTATTGTCTGAGCTTTAGCTAATCTTGGGACATTATCATATTGTCTTAGTAATTCATCATTACCTAAAACAGTATATATTTTATTATTAGTAAACGTAAATTTTTTAGTTGTATTGTCAGCCCAGCCAAAATCTTCTTTTTTAAATCTTTCTATTACATTTAAAGTTGTTGAGTTAGTATCTTTAAATAATAAGTCTACCTCTTTTACTCTCGAACTTCCTGTGGAAAATTCAATTTCAACTCCATTATATAAATTCAGCATACCATCATTACAAAAGTTTTTAGTGCTAAACTGAAAAGGACGAGGCACAAAGGCAGGGTTAGTAAATAAAGAAGTTGCACTATATTGACCGTCCTCATATCTATATCTATATGCAAAACATAAAAACCTATTTTCTATATAATTTTCGTTCCCTGCAATATTTAAAAAAGACAATAAAGGGGCTGGCAAAGGTTTATTATTTCCAACAACATTTTCAAAGCCTGGGGGCTTAACGACAACCGATATATCTTCTTCTATAATTTGATCTACATTAGAAACAGGTTCTGGATAACTTCTATTTATATTTATTGTTCGAGGAGGGTTTTTATCATCCGTCCAAAAAAGTAAATCTTCAATTAAATCAACTCCTGTAATTAAATACAACGGATCAAAACTTAAAAGCTCTGTTGTGATAACATGATAATTAACTATTTGATTAGTGGTGTTATATGAAACCACTAAGTCTACAACACCTCCTGGAGCTTGTGTATTAGATCCATCATGTACAAACCAATATATAGTCTCTCTAACACCGTCTTCATATGCTCCTATACACACTGCAGCCGAACTTAAATTAACTCCATTGTATTGTAGTGTAGTTAACTGTTCATTCCCTCTTGAGTTCTCCACAGCTCCTATTTCGGTCGCTTCAGTTGAACCTAAACGAACGTTCATTGCGTCTATATATTCTCCTTTTGGAAGAAGTCTTTCGTCTATTGACTTATTCATTCTTCCAGCCACAAAATTTGTTGTAGTTATTGGCATACTATTTTATCAATTTATTTTGTCCTCTTAAGTTCATTAAAAGTCTTCCAGGATGTATATTACTTAATCTTATTTTTGCATTTCTTAATAAAGAAGACTTGTCTTTTCTGGCTCTGTTAACAACATATTCCTGAACACCCAATCTACCATTAAGAATAGAGTATCTAATATAAGCATAAATATATTCCTCAAATAATTTATTTAATTGTACTTCAGCATCAACTCCATTTTCCATACCATCAGAAACATATTCTAAAACAATAGATGCAGCGCCTCCTATATTACTAAAGTTGATAACTCCTGATTGTTTGTCTATTGAAAAAGTAGGATTAGAATTTGCTGTTTCTGTATTTAATCCAAAACGTGAACCAATGGCATAGTCAAAATACCAATGACCATCACAACAGTATCCTTCCGCGCCATTATATGGACTTGAAGCATTTAAATATATGCTTTTAGATCCTCCCAAAATTCTTCCTAAATCTACTTCAGAGTCTTGAGGTTGTAACACATTTCCGTCTTGATCAAACAAAATATTAGAATTATTGTCCTGTAAATAAGCTGAAGACCAGTTAGTTTGTATATTTTCTGTTAAAGGTTTTAAATATCCATTTTCATAAATAGATATTCTTACCCAATTAACATAATCTTGTGGTAACACAAATCTTAATTGCTGTGTTATGTCTAATTGAAGTACTTTAATCTCCTTCATTGCATCATAATTCAGCTCTTGTATGCCTCTTTTTGCATGAAACAAAACTTGATAACGATTTATATTATTTATAAGTTCGTGGTTTCCTTGATACATTAACATAAAGTTGTTAACTATATCTGCTAAAGAAACATATTGATAAGAACCCCAGTTTGCATCACTTGGGTTATTTCCTGAATTTGCGTAGTATGCGTAATCGTTTATATATGCCATCTATCCTTGTGTTTGTTGTTCTGCTACTAATTCTTGTGTGCCAAAATTATACACATCTGCTTCTCTTATTTCTATACCTACATACTGACATATCTTAGCTATCAACGAAGGCTCATCAGAAAGTGGTAATTCAAAATCTTGATAATCCGCTGCAGTTGAATCAAATAAAGGTTCACCTTCTAATAATGTAGCATAAGTCCAGTTTGGAGGAAGGGGATACCTTACATATTGAGAGGTAAGCTGTCCTATTTTATTTATTGTAATAGGAAAAGCTTGAGCTGCTAAAGCGTCTTGAGTATATGCAGGATAACCTAAAGTCGGCCTTGTTAAAATAGAATTATTTAACAAAGTAATTTTGGCCTGTGAAACTCGTTCAGCATCTATAATATCATTAGCTGAATATATGTTGTATGTTTTTCCTACAGCATTCCACACAATTACTCCAGGTGTTGGAAATACTAAAAGATTAGTTGCACTAACTACTTCTGAAACTATAGTATTATAAACCACTCCGCCTGTAATAGTTGAGACTATATCTCCAACCGCTACTCCTGCTGCAATAAAGTCTGCTGTAGTATCAGCTACAGACACACCACCACCATTGGTTGAAGTTGTAATGCCTGCCGCTAACTCTTTTGTATATACCATCATCTTATTAATTAAGTAATAATCAGATGGCAGCGTATACAAATTAGTTTGTATATCACCCAGCTGTGTTGTTGCAGAGTTTAATAAAGGTGTGTTTACATAAAAAGTATCAATAACTTCTGCTAAACCTTTTGTTATATCTGCGTAACCAGTGCCAGAAGTCCTTTGGTTTTCTTTTATTAATTGATTATTGTATTGATAAAAATAATCTTCAAACATATCCATTTGTGCTTGAGCAGCATAAAGATTAAAATCTGATGGTGATATATATCCGTAATTATTTTTATTGGCTATTGCTAATACAGTATTTCGTACTTCATTTATAGGCATAATTAATTCTTTTTACAAAGATAGCAAAAAAAAAGAGGCTACTTTTTTTTGTAGCCTCTTAAGGTATTGGTTAGTTAATTTGCTTATTAGGCATTAACAATACTTGTAACAGCTTTTGGTAATAAAACCTCAAAGTAAGGTTTTTGCCAAGATGTAGCTAATGCTACTTCCATATTATCTAATATAGAATTGTAAACATCATGACCTACTTGAGCCGCTGTTGTTACTGTAGTAGTAGTTCCATCAACATAATCAATTGTAACTGCTGTTGCTGTTGCTGTTGCTGTAGCAATAGCTTTGACTCCGTCAAGACTGATTAATTGACCAGTAATAGGAGCATTCGAAATTTTAAGAAATTTTGCCATTTTATAAAAAGTTTTTAATGGGTTAATAAAGTACAAAGATAGTAAAAAAAAAGCCACCTAATTAGGTGACTTTCTCTTTCTGGTTAGTTAGTTTTATTTTAATTTATTTTTTAATAGTTTATAAACTTCTAAACCATCATCGCTTTTCATAAAAGATGCTACAATAAAGTTTTTATCTTCTCCAAAAGGAACTGTTAGCATTTTCTTTTTATTGTTTGGAAGATTGTAATATACATCCTTTCCATTATTTCTTAAAGTTAAAAAGGATAAATTAAAAAATTGGTAAACATCATCCATAAGCTCTAACATAGGATCGTTTACAGTATCTAAAAAGTCATGAGGATTATTTTTAGAATAAACTAATATGTCTCTTTTTAATTCAGCTGTTGTCATTTTTTCTACAGCGTTACCCATTAATACTCTGCATATTTGTGTAAGTTTAGAAATATCTTTAGTTATTTTTTTAGCTTCTATTTGAGCTTCCAACTCAAACTCAACCCACTCTAACTCAACAGCAGCATCACGTTCATGGTTTATTTCCTCAAACACATATCCATTACTTGGATGTAGTTCTAAAAATTTTTGCAAAACTTGATTTTCTTTTGAAACTGAAAGCATTCCATCTTCAAACACAATAGGTTCTAAGATAGCATTACCGTCCTGTTCATCTTCAAAAGGTGACTTTTGATTACGAGCATAACGTAAAGGTCTGTTATTTCCTTGTTCTTCGTCAAAATGTAATAAGGGTGATCTTTGTGAGTGTCTTGAAGACAACATGTAAGATAGAGGAGATTTATCTCCTTTTAATCGATAAGCTTTCGCTTTATACTGTTCTTTTTTTGATTTCATTATAATATAATTTAATTTGATTTAAAAAAATAATTACCCTCGTCATTATAACGAGGGTAAATATTACTACTATTTACTATGAATCTTGAAATAGGAAGAAGTTGTTTGCACCTAAAGTACATACAGCTCTTTCACTCAAGAAGTTTACTTCCATTGCATCTAAGTCACTTGTTCTTGCTCCACCAGCTGAACCAGTAATCCAAGATTTGTAACGTCTGTCTTCGGTCTCTGAAGCTCTGTAACGAACGTGTAAGAAAGGACGCTTTGCGTTCTTGCCTAAAATTTGATCGTATACAGTTGTAGATCCAGCTGGAACTAAAAGTCCATTGACTTTACCTGCATTAAGACCACCTCTCATTGTAGGATCATTTAAGTATTTCCAGTCAGACTTGTAAAAGTCATATCCTCTACGGAATCCTGTGAAACCTAAGTTTAAAGCCATGTCTTTGTCATTGTCAAATAAACCGTAAGAAGTACCGCCTGCTCCGTAAGAGTTTTGTACTGCTAACATGTCATCAATGTCAAATGAAAACTGACGATCTACAAAAATAACATTCTCTTCAATAGATCCTTGCTTGTCAAGTCTTTGAATAATGTTGTCAAACTGAGCTAAAGTTGTTGGATTTCCTCCACCAAATACATTACCTCTTTGTCCAACTACATAGAAAATTCCTTCAGATCCAGACTCTCCTGCTACAGAAGCTCCTGCCGCTGTACCTTGTAAGTAGTCTCCTGCACCAGAACCTGCTGCTGCTGGTACTGCTTCAATCATTGCTGTTTCTAAGTAATCTTCAAAACGTAATCTTGTATCGTGTTCAGATTTTAAATACCATAAGTATCCAGATGCACCATTTTCAGATGTAACTTCTACCCATCCAATTTGAGCCATGTCAGAACCAGAAACAGAATATTTGTCTTTGATAATGATTGGTTTGTTTTGGAAGATAAAATCATCAGATTCTAAAGAACCTTGCATTCCGCTTACTCCTTTTGCAAATTCAGAACCATATACAAATATATCACAAGGTACAGCTCCTGCACCAGCTACACCATCCATTGCTTGACCTCCTCCTTCATAATAAGCAATTGTTACTTGGTTTGGATTAGCAGCTGTTGGAGCTACAGTAATAATACCTTTGTTCTGTAAAGTTGAACCTGGCGTGTTATCTGAGATCATTACAGTCTGTCCAGCTCTTAAAGCTGCTTGACTTGATGTTCCACCTAAAGCTGGGTTAAAGTTAGTAATGTTATTTGGAATAGTCCAAACACCATCATCAGCACCTGCTGCTGCTGCAGATGTACAAGCTTGATATTTAGTGTGTAATCTTCCTTGTTCTGCCCATTTGATAAGGTCAGAATTAGAAGGCATTTCAGCACCTACCATTCTTAAGAATGAAGCTACTGTTCTATTTCCATAACGCTCAAATTCCTTTTCATAAGTATCAGGAAGATACTGATTCAAGAAGTCAAAGTTAGTTATGTAGTTTGTTGATAAAGGAGTTTGCTGCGCACTTGGCTGCAAGTCAAATCCTGGAGTTACATTTACTGCCATAATTTTGTTTTTTTATTAATTATTTTTTCTACTTTTAATTTTGAGTCCTCTTCCACTATCATTACTTACATTCATAGGTCTAATCGTGATTCCGTTTTTAGAAACCGATTGAGATTGTTGTCTTACATCCATATTTATGTTTTTAGATTTTCTTGAAACATTATCTACAGCTGCGGCAACACCCTGGTCATAAAAGTGTTTAGCAAATTTATCAGGATTCATAGCAACCGAAAAGGCTTTATGATATCCTACAGGATCGTTAATTAAACCATCTTTATCCATAAATTTGTTAACGAAATTGTTAACGTCAGATTGGACATTTTTTAGCTCTTGTGCGTCACCTGGTTTAAAAGAAATATTTTTATCACCAACTGAAAATTCAAAACCTTTGAACTCGTTGTTAAAAACCGACTCGGTTTTATCTAAGAAATAATTGTATCTCTTCCTATTTACTTCTTCAATACTTTTAGATTCCTCTATATACTTTTTATATGCATCTAAATCATCTTGCTGATCTTCGGACAATCCGCCCCCACTTGACTCAAGAGGAACTTTATATTTGTCTTTCTGTTCATTAAGAAATTTCTTTGCTTTAGAAAGTTCTCTTTTTTTAGCTAATTTTATTTTTCTAATATCTTTTTCATCATCTAAATCTTCATCATAAGAAAATTTGTCTGCAATAATATCTTGAATATCTTCTGAGTCTAAACCGTCTTCAGTAGATTCATAATAATTAGCAAGTATGGTGTCATCCTCCATGTTATCAATGTCTTTTTGTAATTTATAAAAGTCATCAATACCACGTCCAGTTTCTTGTTTATACTTTAAATACTTAGAAACATCTTCAGGTAGTTCCTCATTTAGTTCTTTTTCAGAAAATAGTTCGTCTACCGAAGATATGTCTTTATTATATCTTGTTTTAATATATGAAAGAATATCATCATCTTTTAACTCAGGCAATGATTGTTCTTCAATCTTAGTTTCATCAGTCGATTTTTCTTCGACAGGTGAATTTTGTTTTTCAGACAAATCTATCTTATCGATAGGTTTTTCTGTATTTTGTTCTTCAAATTGTTCAGCGTGTTCTTTTAATAAAGCTTCTTCAACTTGCGCTTTTGATTTTTCTTCGACATTTCCGTCTACTGCTTTTACTTTAAATTCCATTTGATTTTATTTTTAACAAAGTTAATACTTATTTATTTATTTTTTTTGGCTTGTTTTCTCTCTTTTTTCTTTCTCCTATAAGCCTTCATAGCCTCTCTTTTTGCCTTACCTTTCTTCCAAGAACCAGCTGCAAATCTTTC